GCGTCGTTGAGACTGTCGCTATTAAACTGCGTCATCGTGGTGTCGAAGTGGTGACGTTTCATGACGACACCAGTCTGAGCCAGAGTGAAAATCTCGCAGAGATTGTTGATTTCCACAACGGTGAAAATCGCGATCTTGACGTGAGCGTGCATTTCAATGCCTACGTCGAGACGACTGCACCGATGGGCTGTGAGTGCCTGTACGTCACGCAGGAAGCGCTCGCCGGCCGCATGGCTGCTGCGATTGCTGAATGTGGATTCATCAATCGCGGCGCCAAGAAGCGTACTGACCTGTACTTTCTCAATCAGACGACCGGACCGTCTATTTTGATCGAGGTTTGTTTTGTTGACAGCACGGCCGATGCTACTGTCTACGAAGCGATGTTTGAGGAGGTGTGCGCAGCCATTGCTGGCGTGCTGAGCGGCATCGGTACGGGTAGTGTTGCCATGGCTAGTGCGAAAATATAACAGTGTTTCCTACGAATAACGGAGGTTGGTTGCTGCTAGTAGTTCTCATAGCCGTGGCAGCGGCCATCGGTGTGTGGTTGAGCGGCTATGGTAACTGTTGTTAACTTGAACCCAAGGGAGAAATATCCAATGAAGAAGTCGTTTATGGCACTAATCACGCCAATGCGGTCGGACGCTCATCCGGATCATGAACTACCGAAGCCACAGCCCCCGTCAGGCGCGCATCCAGACCATACGTTGCCCGGTCAGTTGCCACACCCCGAACATCCGATTTACTATCCATTGCCACCGGATGCACCGGTTGATCCCGGATATGGCGTACCAATCGAACATCCGGATCATACATTGCCGGGTGATCAGCCACGCCCTGATCACGACTTACCCGGTGCGCAGCCACACCCTGAGCATCCGATTGCGTTGCCACCGAACAGCGGCGGTTGGCTGCCAGTCTATATCTGGGGTCCGGGCGATCCACGACCAAACCCGCCAATTTACATTCCGCCGGAAGTTGAGGTGGAGGGTGAAAAGGTGAAAGTCACGGCGATCTGGACGCCGGAAAATGGCTGGGAGACAATTGTTATTCTCAAGCCGCAGAAACCGACAGCGACGCCATCGAAACGGCGGTGAATGTCGAAAAACTGAGGATATACGTCAGCCCTATCTGGCCGTCTCGAGCCGGTGAGCGAACCGGGAAAATCCTCTGTGGCGGCGTCCCGGCATCCGTGAGGACAGGTCCGGGGTCCTGACGATACTCTCGATAGTGAATAGGACGCGTTCCGCGCGTTCTGACGAAGTCCGGACTTGGCACCGGACAGGGACTGGCGCCCGAGCATACCTCCGGTGGGCGTCGCTCCTTATTTGGCGTCTCTCCCTTGGCCGCTCCGGTTATCCGACCGGAGCGGCTTTTTTGTATCAAGTTGCACCAACGCTCTCCGGTCGGCGTCGGCGGACATTCTTTGTTGAATAGCAAAATGCCCAAGATGACGACAGTCACGGTGGCAACACTTAATAGCAACAGAGTTTTCATCAGTCGGAACAGTCCTCGTCCAACCTGATGCCGAAATTCGGCACTGGAAACATCAACCGCATATAGGTCGGCATTTCGGAGTGCCGCAGCAATCCAGTTTCAAGGTCCACCATTGGCGTCGCGCTGTGTGAGTCAGGCTTTGTTCTTGTTTTCGTCATCAGCTTGCGGGTGCGCCATGCCTTCCGGCTCGCTGCGCTGTGGTCCCGGTTTGCCTTTTTCCGTGCCATTGTCGTTGTACCCTCTGTCGAAATGATCAGCATGGCCGGCTGCTGAGCCGGCGGGAAAGATTGGAAACGGCGGTGGTCTGGTCGGGTCGGGCTCGACTCCATTGTCCGCTGACACCGGTTGAAAATTGAAACCAGTATTGCTGCGGTCGGCTTCCGTGCGTGACGCTTCGGCCATCTGTTGCATGGCGTATTTGCGGATTTCGTTCCGGGTGAGGCGCCGATACTTGCGCTGCCATGGCCAGTAACCGTATAGCAGGCGCATGCTGATAAACATGACGATGACGATGGCGGCCGCCATGATGACATTGTCCATGTCAATCGGTACGGTCATGGCTTGGTCTATTCAATATTCTATTGATGTGTTCAAGATCGCGTACTGCCATTCGCAGCATGGTCATTACGTTTTCTATCTTCTGTTCAATGTCGCTGCCTTCGCCGTGCTGTAGCCATACTCTGTCGCAGTTCAACAGGGTGGCGAGTTGCTCGAGCCGTTTGCCTTTCGGCTTGCAGTAGCCGATTTCCCAGTTGTTCCAGTGTTGACGGCTGACGCCCATTGCGCGGGCACAATCGGTCTGCCTGAGGCCGGTTTTGCGTCGGCATTCAGCGATACGTCTGGCGAACTCAGGCTCGCGAATGATCTGGAAAGTCATTGTATAGCCCCGAAATTACCCGGCGCGGCTCGCACCGCGCCGGGGTATTGATCAGGCTGCTGCCAGTCGATAGAGCTGGCGGCCTGCTTTCTTGCGCGCACGGCGTTTGCCCCATGCGTAGATCGCACCGAAGCCAGCGATGACACCGGGTAGACCGGCACCAACAGCCGGGACCGGCACTGGCGCAAGCGCCATGTCGATGCCGCCGTTGAAGCGTCCAGTGCCCACCGAGTTGATGGTGTAGCGCACCATCGCATCATAGGGGTCGGTCAGCAGCGCATTCATCGTCTCGAACGCACTGTCCGATGTGGCGGTGAACACGCCAGTATCAGACAGCAGATTGCCGTTGATGAACGTCTGCTCTTGCGCGTTCCAGCCGCCCGTCAGCCCGGTCACGCTGAACGCCGAGAGGACGCCTTGCGTGGTGCCAGTGCCGATCAGGCCGTTGGCCGTGACGTTGATGACCAACTGGTGCGTCCCGCCAGCACTCTGGTTTACGTCCAGCGTGTTGGTTGAAAAGATGTCAGGAAAGGCCAGAAACGACTGAGCATTGATCGTCAACGAGTTGAGGTTGAACACAGAGCCGAAAGCCTGATTGGAAACATCCAACGTGCCATCGGCGCTGCTAGCAGATGCAACCTGAATGCCATCGACGAAGGCAGTCAGGCTGATTGTTTCCGCTGCTGCCGGAAGCGAGAATGCTCCGACCATAACGGCAGCAAGTAGTAGTTTCTTCATTTAAGTTGCCTCCTTGCAAGTAGGGGACGAGGACTGCGGCTTGCGCCGCAGCCTGTTTTTGTGTCGGCGATTTACGCCGCTGCCTTTGAGATAGGCAGGTCGAGGCCGAGTCTTTTCTTTCGACGCCTCATTAGTGCCCACAGACCGGCCAGACCGCTGATGAACAACGGACCAGAACCGGCAATGGGTGTCGGCACCGCGAACGGTGTCGGCACTAAGTCGCCTGTCAACCCAACAGGACCGGTACAACCACCAGTGCAGTCAGTCAGCAGAGCGTCTGCCGCCGCAATGATGTTCATATCATTGAACTGCGTGGTGGCGAAAAGGAAGCCACTGAAGTTGTCGATAGTGAACGACAATGTGCTTCCGCATCCGCCAGACGATCCACCGTTGCCGCAGTCAGCCGAAATGCCGTCTGAGAAGAATTTGAACGGGCCGTTCGAGTAACTGGCGGGGCTGGTGTGCGTCAGCACCTGAATGTTGGTACCTTGGGCGAGGTCAATTGACGTTGCGTCGATGAACCCTGATCCAGCCAGACTCAAGTTGAACAGGAAGTGTGAGCCTGTCTGAAGTAAGATGTTGGGGTCCATGTTGACGTTAACGCCAACCTGATCGCACGAGGCATCCAAGCAGGATGCTGACGCTGTACCAAAGTTGCCAGTTCCCGCAAAATCGCTTTGCGTGAAGGTGGCAGCTTTCGCTGGAGCCGCAGCCAGTAGGGCTACGGACGCCAGTAACAGTAGTTTCTTCTTCATCTAGATAGTCTCCTATGTCGGGTTGGTCCCACGTAGTGGCAGTTTTTCATCAGTCCGGCGCGCCACCCCTCGCCGGTAGGTTGATGCGCTGTTGCCACGGTGTAAACTGTGGCGGATCAGCGTCGAAATCGGCAACTAGCGGCCAGCGCGTCATGGCGTCCGGCTGCAACATTGCGTTAACAGTGCCGCCACCGCTGATCAGCGTCGGATAGGCGACGGTCGGTCCGATTACCTGCGCAACTTGTACTGGCTTCTTTGGTGGCGCGGCATTGCCGTTTGGTTCGATGCTTGGCCGGATTTTTGGGCGCGGATGCCGGCCGGACTGATTGTCCCAGCAATGACGCTCCGTGTGCCAGTACAGGTGCGAAGTCTTGAACTTGGCGCGGGCCTGCTCCTTGGTCAGGCAGGCCGGCAGGTTATCGGCGCCGAATGCCTTCTCCATTAGCAGCCAGACGCCAGTGATGACGATGGATATGGCGACGAGAATGAACGCATAGGCAAGAAATTGCTCGGCACGGTCGCGCATCGACATGCTACCTTCACGAAAACACTCGCAATCATCCGGTGACGGACAGGGCGCACCGGGCGGCAGGCCGTAGCAAGGACGCCGGATAACCGGAACGTCAGGAGGCGGGTGCATGCTGGTCATGGGGTCGGATCAGGCTGCTCCTTGATCAGCGGTGCGTGTTCGATGCCAAAAGCGCGTAACTGCGCCATCATTGAAATGTACATGGTCTGATAGACGGTCAGGTTGGCGACGGCATCGTCACGTTCGCGCTGGTACGACTCCATGCGACTGACAGCTGCGCCACGCTCTGCGCGCAGCGCCTCAATTTCAATCTTGCTGACGGTCATCGACTGCTCCATGCGATCCAGCTGGCGCTGTAATTCGTCGCGCTCCGCCACCACGCGCTGATAACTGGCGACGTGATGCTGCACGGCAGTCGCGACGGCCAATTCTTCCGGCGACTGCTGCGGTATGCCACCATTGGTCGGCGGTAGTGGCGGTTTCTCAATCGGTGGGCGGTCCGTCTGTTTGACTGCTGCCATGCTTATCTCTCCCGCTTGGTAATGGTCAGGGCCTCGTAGCGCCGGTCGCTGTGGATTTCGAGCAGGCGTTCAAGCAGCTTATCTGGTTCGTTTCGGTACGGATTGGCACCGGTATCGTTGAATACTGGCCGGACGTTGGCGCTGTTCGGTTCGCGCTCGAGCGTGATCAGCTCTTCTTCGCCCGGCGCGCTTGGAGCAATCGACATTGGATCGGACGATATCGGTCGTCGGCGCGCCCGATGCATGATGCGCAGCCGCACACCGAGTTCTTTGGCGCGCCGGCTCAGCGTATCGCGCCCGGTACCTATCGCCTTTTCCAGCTTGTGTAACGACATTGTCCCTTGCGACTGCGCGATGATCAGCTTGTCTTCTTCCGGGGTAAACGAACGACAACGATACACGCGCATTTTACTCGTATTGTTGAATGGACCGTATTGGACCACCTCCCGGCTCTCTAGTCAAGCCGGAACTTACGGACTTCACGGATCAGCGCATCCATTCCTGCCGCCATCGTCTTCTTCTTGGTTAGAATATCAACGTTTATCTGATCGATGGGTGAAGCGATTGGCCAATAAAGATAGCAAGTTTCATCCTGTTCGCCACGATGGTTACGGTCATTCATCTGCGACACGTGCATCAGTGACAGCGACGTTTCATAAAAGTATATTCTATGGCAACGGTCATTGCCCTTCTTGCCCAGCAGCGTGTGACCCCGGCTGGTCTGGTCGATCTGGCCGACCAGTACGCGGCAGGAACTGTCATCATTGAAGCGCCGCTTCTGCTCGATCAGGTCGTCCTTTTTCATACCGCCGGTGATCCACGCTGGCTTGTAGCCTTCCTTTTCGAACTGCTCGATTAGCATGCGTCCGCTTGGATCAAAAAAGTAGACGACAATTAGTTTACCGTGCCCGGTCGCCATCAGGTCAAGCGCTGCCTTCAGCTTCGGATTGTGTTTCGGCTCTTCCAGCCAGAACGCGCGCCCGTCCTTCATCAGCAGGCACGACGAAATCTGCTGCAGCTTGATGCGCTGGGTCAGTACCATGTCGGCGCTCACTTCCTCTTCGCCTATCAATGCATAGAACTCCTGCATCATCGTTGCGTAGTGCTGGTGCTGCTTATCGGTCATTTCGAGGTGGACCGGCACCTCGAGCTGTTCTGGCATATCCTTGCGCCAGTCGCGTTTGAGCGCCCGAAATGAGCAGCCGTCGAGCATGCGCGCCAGTTCTTCCTTGCGGTCCTCGTTCATGCCGATGACTTGCCGGCCCATGAACCCACCCATCTTGGCGTAACGATTGCGAAATGCAAACGCATTCATGCCGTTGATCTGGCCGAGCATCTTTAAAGGCGCAAAATAATCCAACACGTTCTGGACCAATGGTGTACCATTGTTTAGTCGCACGTACTTTGCATCCTTAACCAGCTGGCCGACACAATACTTAGCCAGTAATGACGTGTGGTTCTTGATACCGGTAGACTCATCAAACGTTAACATACAACGGCGCTGTCTGAACAGTTCGAGCAGAGCGAGCCGGGCGCGCTCGCTGCCACGCAATGTTTCGTGTGCGATACCATAGACGCCGCACTCCCAGTTGTAGGGTAGCGGGTCATGTCCCCACATCCCGGTCTGCATAAAACCAAGTCCCCACTCTGCTGGTGCCAGTGTCCAGTCAGCAACGAAGCTACTTGGTGCCAACACGATATTGAGGTCCACATCACTGAATGAAACGAATTCATTTAAATTAGTTGCAGTTTTGCCAAGTCCTTGCTCAGAATGATTACCGAAACGCTCGCGTCCGCCGGCAGCTTTTAAATAAGCAGCCTGTACCGGCCAAGGGGTTCGACCCCAAAGTTCATGTTTAAGATGCCATTGCATGAGGGCAGCTACCAAGCCAGTGTATAGCAAAATTGCAGTTAAAGCATAGAACGCGAAAATCTCTTCTGACCTCTTTAACCCCTTTCGCTGCGATTTCCCGTGCTAGCCAAGCATATGTGCGACTTTGACCGCCAATTAAGCGGCGGTGCGTACTGCCTTTGCCATTCTTGTGATCAACACATAAAAAGATCAATTCCTTTTCACCGCAGCCGCGACACGCACACCTGCCTCCTAACTGTGCAATTAGTTTTGCTTTAAGTCGTCCGTATCGATTGCGTCTATTTATTAAGTGTTTGGTCGGATTTTTTGTTTGCCAGTGCCTAGTGTAATTAGCTACGCATTTAACACATTGACGAGTACTAGTATAGCGAAAAGCAGTGTGACCATGTTTACACTTTCTACCGGTGTAATATTTCGGTGTCATGCGATCGCCTTTGCCGGCGGGCGCGGAATTTCCTGATGATGCGGTCGCCAGATGTGCAGCGTGTACTGGTGAAAATTGATGTGGTCGGCCGGCGGCACGTGCAGCTGCATCGCCGTTTCGTGATCCTGAAAGAACTTGCGCTTGATGAAGTCCATTTCCGGCCAGTTCGGGCAGCGACTGCTGCGGCTGACCGAGACGTGATCCCAGCCGTCATCGCTTGAGGCGATACAGCGCAGCGGTTGACCATCAACCGGCGACGGAAAGGCAAAGGCGCCACAGTTGCCGTCACCATCCCAGCCATAGACCGCGCTGGCATTAAGCCGGTGCGCATTGAGTTGGTTCAAATCTCTCATCCGTGCCCTTTTAATCGTTCAATTTCACGTTCAAGGAAAAGGACTTTTTTACGCAGTTCAGTTTCGATAGTTATTCCTTGGTTTGCTAGCATCTGCCACTTTTCCGTATCTGCTTCCTTTTTCTTTAAATCCTTGATGCGTTCCCACAATCGTTTGTTTTCTGCTGTGAGTATCTCCATTGTTATCGTCATCCGTGCCCTGACCTCTCACTTTCCGGTGCCGGCTCCGGATCGTTTGGCCAAGTAGCTTCGGCGCCCAGCTCTTCCTGCAGAATGTCCGATACTGCCTGTTTCATAAACTCCATGAACGCGTCCTTGCGCTCCTTGTTGTCGATCACGAAGCGCATTGATATGCAGCCAAGCAGGATCGCGCCGTCCATCGTGTTCGGCATTGCGTAGTAGGCGTTCCAGTACTGGCCTTCGTGCCGCATCGCCAGCCGGCCGACTTGCTTTTTAGTTGTTGATTTGGTCATATTCGTACCTTGTGATGACGACGTGATCGCGCAGGATACGATCAACTGCGGCCTCAATCTCCGAGTCCGGCGCGTCAACGATCTCTTCCGAGATTAGCCTGATTAACTCGTCTCTGGTCATACTCCGTGTCCTCCCGTATCTTCGTGCGCTTTAATAGCAGGGAGCATTACTGTGTGCCACAGTTCCTGCAGCACTTCGGCGCCGGCCGGCAGCTCGAGCCACGCCGAATAGCAGCGGTTCTGCGCATCGATGATGCGCGGCTCGATCACAGCATTACCCATGCGGCGCTCGCCGGTCAGGAATAGTACCGCATCGAGCCGGTCCGCAGCCTTGATGATGCGCCAGCATTCGTCAACCATCTTCTCTTTCGCCGGGTTGCCGTCACAGTTGGTGATCGACTGGATTTCCGACATAATGTCGGGCAGCCGCTCTTTCATTTTCAGTTCGATGTAATCGGCGGCACGCTCGCTGTCTAGGATTTCGGCCTTGACCGGGCTCACAACGTCACCGGTGATTGTCTCATCAAGATCGTGCGTCAACGCCAGAAACAACAACGCACCCCAGTTGCCGGGCCAATCGAGTAGCTGCGCGATCTTGCGCGAATAGATAGTTACATAATAGCTGTGATTGGCAACGGTGTCACGCGTCAGCGTCCAGACGATTGACCACCTAGGTACGATTGATGCCGTACGCAGTTCAGGTGGAAAAAGTAGCTGGGCGCGGCTTTGCTTGTTCATGTCGGTTTCTTTCCTGATCGATCATCCCCAGCCGGTCCCATACGATAAGTGCAAAATTAGCAACATCGACGCATTCGCGGCGTGCGTCCTTCACTGCTAGAAATTCGTCCGCCACTTTGAACTCTTCCAGCTCGAGGATCAGCAGCCGCACCAATGCCTCAATTGGTAGGTCGCGCCAGCTGGTCTTGTGATCGTTGCGACGCAGCTTCATTTCCATCGCTTCAGTAAACTTGGTCAGTGCCTCGCGCCGCTGCACCTCATCATCGGCGCGGTAGCCGTCGCAGACTAGCAGGTCCAGAGTTTCAACTTCTTGCAGCGATGCCATAAAGCGATCGCGCTTGCCGTCCTGAATAGTAAACGTAACGTGTACTTGTTCGGTCATGTTTCTGTCTCGTACGGATTTTTGAGTTGAGGTTGAACCGGTTGCCCTCTATCTGCCATTGCTTTACTGATAACTCGTTGCGCCTCATCTTGAACGATCTTCCACGCCTTGGCCGCGACTTCCTGCTCGTCATAGAAAAAGTCGTCGCGGCTGCGCACATACAGCACGACAGCCAGTGCCTCTGCCAGTGTTATCGGTGTCGTCATAGGTCCATTTCTAATTGTTCGATGACAGTCTTGAGTTGTTCTTCGCTACGTACGTCAGCGGTGGTCGGCCCGTTTTCGAGGACGATTTCAGGCCGCGCAATGCCAAGCCGGTCAGCGCGCACCTTGATAAAACCGATGATCGCTACCAGTTCTGACTGCTCGCGTATGTAATTGCAGAACGAAATAAACACCACGTCAGGGCGCACGCGGTTCATGGCGTCGGCCAGCTGATTGAATGAAAAAGTGAAGATGCGGCGCACGCGCTTGGTCACGGTGGTGATTTCGGCCGGCTGGCCGAGCGTCTCCCAGTCAGTCTCCTGCTGGTCCGGATAGCAGTCGCCCGACTGTCCCAGCTGTTTGCCGTCCTGCACGATGGCGCCCACACGGATCGGATAACAACGAATGACCAGCATTGACTTGCCGTAGAAATGCGGATGGATGCCGGCGTCGTTCATTGCCTGCTCGAGCGTGCAGTCGCGTGACGTGCAGTATGGATAGAAATGACCATTGAGGCTAAGCGACAGACCTTGTGGCACTTCAACGCATACCGATTTGCCGCTACGCATCTCCTGATTGAGATTGATTAGTCGTGTATGCGGACGTAGTATCGGATCGTCACGCGCGATCTGGCCAGAGCGCAACACCTTGCGCGAAATCGCCTCACCTACTCCCTTGCGCGTTGATGCGATCTTGGTCTGGGCGCTGTCGGCGCGGCCTTCAGCTTCCTTGCACTCCTTGGTAATGACGGCGGCATTCGGGTGAATGAAGAAGCGGGTCAGATCGACCTCGTAGTCGAACAGCTCGTTGCGCAAGGTTTCGACGTCAATGGCGCAGCCAGCGTTGAGATAGATGATCGGCTTTTTGTTCAGGTCCTGTGCCTGAATGAGGGCAACGGTCGGTAAATGAAAGGCGACACGTTTCACTCCGTTATGAATGGAAGTGTGGCCGGCCTGTGCGCTGGCGTTGGTTGTACATATATCAAAGCCCTGTCCATGCTCGAGCGCCAGCTGACAGGCGAGCGACGCAGCAGCGGCGCCTTTAGCCTCGCTGCCGTATTGACCGCCGATGAGAAAGCTGGCTTTGCCGGGTAGCAAGAAGTTGTCATACATCGCAGGCATCCTCCGCCAGTTTGCTGTAGCCTTGCAAGTCGTGGAAATGTTCTTTAAAATGCGGATCAGCGCCGGCGCTTAGAATGCGCGCCAGCTTTAGTGCTATTTCATCCAGTGCTAGTTGCTGTGCTGGGTTAAGTGCCTGCCAGTTGCCAGTCGAGCGAAATAGCTCACGCATCTGCATTGCGATACGTCCGTTTTCTGCGAACGTGCCGTGCGTGCTGCTGCGCTGCTTGAACGTGATGGTCAGATCGTTTGCTTCTGGCATTTTGCCTTCTCGTCCCTGATGAAATCTCTCATGTGCTTGCCCGAGACTGCCCAGTCATCAAGCAGGCCCTGCATTACTTTGCCGACCTCGAGCGGGTCAGCCTGCTTAGTCCATTTCAGGCGTCCCATCTCGACCAGCAATGCGGTCAGCTCTTCATTGGCTGGGATCAGGCACAGGCGTTTGTACGTCATTTTTGTTGCTCGTCCCACTCTGCGAAAAAGGTCTGCAATAATATCAGAATGTGGTGCGGGCGCTGATCCGCTTTGCCAAGGAAAGTATGACCTTGGCGCGTCAGTGTGAATGGCTTGATAGTCGAGTCACTGTAGGCGATCGTCTCCCATGTCGAAATGTTGAGCCACAGCGACAGCCCCGAGCCGGTGCCGGTCTGTAGAAACGAGGCGACGCCGCACGGCATGCCGGCTGCGTTGAACTGGCGCAGAAATTTCTGTTGCGGATGCGTCACGTCGAGTAGGAAGCGTCCGTCACTGGACGGCCAGTCGCGCTGTTTGACTTCGAGGAAACCGGCCGGCCATTTCGGTAGCTTGACCAGCAAGTCAGATACTCCAATCAGAAAGCGATTGTTCATCTTATGCGCGCGTCCGCCGGCATCATTGGCGGCTTCTATGATCATTGATTGTAAAGTCAGCTCATCCATGTCATGGCCTGTGCGGGCAGCCAAGCTGGCGGCAACCCCAGTTAGGAATGGCGTAGACTCCGCGTGCACACGCTTCGCAAACGCCGATGAGCAGGAACGAACTTGACGCTAGCACTCGCGTCTTTTGCTTATTGGCTTCCAATTGAGCAGCCAGACTGGTCTTGTCGCGATTTTCCCTGTCGGCGCGGTCGCGCTGGTCGTCATAGTGTCCCATCAGTCCTCGCCATACGTTGCCAGTGCCCAGTTCTTGCCTTCACCATCATCGACTTTAACCGGCAGGTCGAGTTTGATGCGTGCCTGCTCGCTGCTGAAATCCGCCATGATGCGCCGGCACTCATCATACACCGGGCGCGCGTTCTCGTCAAATTGGAATGAGATCGAGTCGTGGCAGTTGAGCAGCATTTCGACTGGCGCTTTCGCGTCGAACAGATAATCGCTGATTGCCAGCATTTTTTCCTTGATTATGTCCGCATTGCCGCACTGGAGCAGCCGGTTCATCGCAGTATAGTCTTTGTTCTGATACTGCAGGTGGGCGCGGCGCCCGAGCAGCGACACTACGTATCCGCGCCGGCGAAAGACGGCGGCGGCTTTGTTCTGGAACGGGCGCAGTTCAGGCAATACGCGATGATATTCCTTAATCATGGCATCGGCTTCGCTTGCCGGCACCTTGTACTTGGTGACGATGGCGTTCTTGCCGCCACCGGTCAGTACCGTCTGGTTGACGCGCTTGCCGAAATTATTGCGATGGTGGCGCTGTTCGGCCGGCGTCAATTTGTCCCAGTGTTTGCCGACCGTGAGTAGCATCGCCTGCGAAACGGCGGTGTGGGCGTCGGCGTCGGGATTGGTGCGGTAGTCGTTGAGAAACACTTTGGAGCGCGTGTAGAACGCCATCAGGCGCGGCTCGATCTGGCTGAAATCGCATTCGCCCCACAGGTCGAAATCGGGCACGAATACTGAGCGGTACAGTTTGCCCAGTTCTTCGTCATGCTTCGGCACTTGCTGCAAATTGGGGTCGGTCGATGACAGGCGCCCGGTGACGGTGCCGTAGTCGTCGTTCTTCAATTGATTGAAAGTAGTATGGACGCGGCCTTTCCACAGGTGTTTATCCTGCAGCGGAATGCAGAACGATGCTTTTAGGTTCTCCCACTTGCGCAGGCGGATGATTTTCTGGCCGGCTTCGTGCTTCTCCAGATAATCAGAAGTGAAAGATGGCGAACCTTCAGGCCGGCTTGGGCTTGGCGCCGTACGTGGATGCTTGAGATGGCCATGATCCTCCATCCATTTCTGCACGTCAATCGGCGAGCGGGCATTGAAATCTGACGGGAACGCGTTCTTCAACTGTTCAACGCCGGTGTCAATGTGACCAATCAACCAGTCGAGCCGTTCCTCGTCCACCTTAATACCACGTATCATCATGCGCGTCAGAACGGGAATGATGCGGCTCTCAATATCGTGTACGCGCTCGAGGCTCTCGATTTCAGTCTTGCCATCAATATCAATGCCGGGCTTAAGTATTTGCTTCATCTGCGCATCGCGCAGCTGCCAAGTCGTGATGCCGTCGCCGCAGGCGTAGCTCACCGCCGTCTTGTCGTCGCCGGCGAGGCGCCAGTAATGGCCCATCGCTTCCTTGTCGGCCTTGATTTCGGGGAACGTCTGGCGCAGGTAGCTGATGATTTCGACGATCTTCTTGGTTTGCACTTTGTGACGGATGGCGCAGTCCTCGAGCGAGTACTTGCCCATGTACTCGTTAAGCAGCGGCTCGTTGATGCTGGTGTCTTCGACGCGCGGCTGAAAGGTGAACCCGACACGCGACAGAAAGCGCAGATCGAAAGTCACCCGGTGGCCGAATATCAACGTGTCGGGCTGGTCGATTGCCTTGATCAGCTCCTTTTCACCCGGCGCCAGCTTGCCGTCCCAGTCTTCAGGGTCGTGGCAGCCATGGCGCCAGCCGACATTGGCGTTGTCGGCGTGGCGAAATGGCACGTAGTAAGAGTCGGCGTCACGCGGACCGAAACAGAGAACGTAACCAACAATGCAGTGCTTGCGCCAGTCAAGGCCAGTCGTCTCCACGTCAACGCAACGCACTTTTTCATGCGGCAGGCGATTGAGTACCTGTTGCAGCACCTCGTCGGCTACGTTTGCCCTCAGCTTCTTCTTGCTACGTGCTAGCATTGCAGCTCCTTTTAGTGCGGAGGCGGTTGAATGTCCGCTGCAGACAGCTTCCGCCGTTTCCCCTGCTTGCGCTCCTGTTCGCGGAGGCGCTGCTTCTCTTTTTTCGCTTCGACTGAATATTGAGCCTTTCGCGTTGCAATCCACTTGTCGATTGTATCAATCATCTTGTCTGGCGCTCTTAATTTTCTGGCCGTCACTCGGGCCTGTTCTAATCTCTTTTTATCTAGATTTCTCAGAACGCCTGTCTGCATCGCAACGCCGAAGAACCAATCGATCCATCCATCAAGTTTACGGCATACATCGTCAACCATGTTATCAATGTTTGCGTCGCCTTTTACTGCTCTACTCATCGTTGTCTCCTATGTTAAAACGGGATCGTGTCATCGTCGTCTTCTTCTTCTCCCAGCGTGTCGCGCCGGTCTTCGTCCCTGCCGTGCGGTCTGCTGCCGGCCAGCGTGTCGAGCGGTCCGACCAGCTTGCTGTAGAGCGAGTCGAGCCAGTCCTGCTGCTTCGGCGACATGCGCACGTTGATGCCGAACCTCTCGACGCGGTCGATTTGGTCGCGCACGAACTGTTTAGCGTTGTCATTCATGCGCTTGAGTTCAGGCTCGAGCGATTGCAGCTGCGTCTCCAGTCGTTCGAATTGCTCAGGTGTCATGTGAGAACCATGATCAGCAATGCTGCGTACGACAGGACGAAAACCCCAATAAGGATCAGTCTCCATCGAATCGTTGCGAGCATCACTTGGGTTAGAGCGCGGAAAAAGTTCTCTTGTTCAGTCATCGGTCCCTCCCGAATAAGAACCGGCGCGGCCGTTACGTTGGGACGGGGCGGGCCGCGCCGGCAACATACAGACAACTACTAGAAACGTTGATTGCCTGCTGTTTCCCCTTGTCCCGGCTCACCAGTTGCCGTATCGCCGGCAGCAGCGTCATCCTCTTCTGATTGCAGACCTTCAATGTCCTTGATCGCTAGTCCACGTGCCGAGAAAGTTTCGTACATCGCGCGATACTGCAAGTACTGGGCCTCGTCCTCGATCAGCCCGGCACCGTGCACGTCGATGTTAAAGAAACTCTGGCCGCGATTGTTGCTGTCTTCCGTAGCGCGGAACTCCCACACCGTACCGAAAATCGGCGCACGTACCGTCTTCAGTTTGGTGTTGAACCGGCGCCCGATTTTGATGCTCGAGCGCTGGAATGACAACACTGCCGGCATCAGGTCCGGCTCGTCCGGGAATGCCAGCAGAAAGTTGTACATTTCAGTCGCGGCTGGCGGCGAGTTGGGATCGTTCGGATTGAGCGTACCCCACACGTTAAGGCCGCTCTCCTGCACCGTTTTCGCCAGTGTCCAAGTCACAGTCTCTCCGCCATCCTTCTTGTCGAGCTGTACGGTAAACGAACCTTGTGACGGCGACCAGTGCATGCCATCGTCAGCACGTGCGAGGATGCCACCGCCGGCGTCACGCGGGCGCCACAGGATATAGCGCTTGTCCATGAACACCGGCACCGCACGAAATGGAGCATCGAAGATGAACTCAGACGCCGGGTGAAAAAAGTTGCCAGCCCTGAGGCCCTCGTACTCCTGCAGTTCAGGCGACAGGCCCTGCATCAGCTTGAGGCGCGGGATTTCAATGTCTTCCTTGCCGATGTTCTCTTTGCCAAGGTCAGCGTCCGAGCGCATAAACTTCGGCAACGTCTGGACGGCGGCAGACGGCACTGGTGCCGGCTGGTGACGCACCGGCTGCGTCGTCGGACGCGGAGCAGGTCGGCGTTCCTCCGCCGGCGCGGCGCGTCCCTGATGTGCGGCAGCTTGCGCAGCTTTGGACGCAGGCGCGGCGGTCTTCTTCGCTGGTGTCTTTTTTGCAACGGCTTTTGCCATGGTCGGTTCTCCTGTGCGGGTTAAGTTTGCCCTATGTCAATTCGTCGTAGTGACGCTAGTATTTGGCACCCACGCTGTTGTGAACAATTCCTTCGGTAGCTCCATGTTCTTCTCTTCCATCAATTCCTTGGCGGCGGCCGACAGCGTGCCGGCGTTGACTGTGGTGGTGATCAGGTCGCCTAGTCCATTTTCCTGCAGCCAGACGTAGGCTTCCTCCCGCTTGCCGGCCGGGATCGAGGCGAACAGGCGTGACGACAGGCCGACACGGAAGCCTTCTTCAAGCGGCACGTGCGTGATCTTGTCGGCCTCAAACGTCTGCGGCACCTCGAGTTCCTTGTACTTCTTGAATAATTGAATGATCGGCTCCAACTCTTCACCGATGCGAAAGTTGAGCCGGTGCAGCGCAATGAATGCGCGGGCGAGCGGGATCGAGCCACCCTTCTTGGCGCGCAGCATTTCCTTCTCGAGTTGTTTGGTCAGTTTGGCAGCGGCACCGACTGCCTGTAGAATTTTCAGAGTGGTGGGAGCAGCGTTGATAATGGACGCCGGCAACTTCTTGGGCGGCGCCTTCTTGTCCGGCGCCGGCTGTTCATTTCCGTTTACAGATTTACGTTTGGGTTGGGGCTTCACCATTCCAGCTATTCTCCTATATCGGGAGCGCAGTCTAGCACGCCGGCCGGGCGCCGACAAGCCTAAATCCACACGGCCAAGTAGCCTTCAGCTTTCTTGTCCCAACGCAACACGCAGACGCTGCCGTAGCGGGCGCCGAGCATCATCATGAACTGGGCCAGTTGCAGCCAGTCGCCGGCCAGCAGCACGAAATCACGCTCCGGCTCGAAATCGTCGGCAGCCTGCGACAGCGCGAACGTGTTGATCGCTGGAATACGCTTGTTGTCGATTTCATCGCCATAGACGTAGCGAACGTTAATATAGCGAATGTCACCGTACTGGATCGCGGCGCTGGTGTCGTCGTGCGTCATGTTGACGGCGTAAACTGTCATGCGCGGGACCTCTCTATTGCTCGTTTCAGGGCTGCGAATTGCGCAGCAGTCAGGAAGCCTCGCCGTTGCCACCACGTGTAAACATCCTCGACGAAAATCCGAAATGACGAGTCAATCGCCACCGTGCGAAACAGATATTCAAACATGTCTTCAATTTCGACCGGATCGACGTGGCGGGTGTAGCCTCCGCCGGGCGCCTCGCGGCGCGCCTTCCACATTGAAATATTGTCCTTAAGCAGCTGTTCCCAGTTCTTGTTTTCGGCGGCCAGCATGGCATTGGCCATACGCAGCGCCGTCAGCGCTTCCTGTTCGTGGTCGCTCGTCGTCATCATCATCAACTTGATGAATTTGTCGAGATTGAATGCCGGCAACGACTGCTCCTATGTCGAGAAGGTTCCTGTCCTGCGTCACCTACAACCGCAGCCACACCGAGGGTGGCGCCCTGCCGTGCTTTGCGTCGCGGCAATCGCTGCGGTTTAATCCGTACCACCGCCAAGCAGCCACCCAACTTTGCCGGTCTTGCTAGGTGACAATTCCCTCTAGGGACCAAAACCCCGGAGTTACTCAGGGCAAGGGTCCCAGTGCCGGGGAAACTGTAGTAATACACCTCCCGGCGCGGGGGTGAGCTGCGCCGGGAGGGACTTTACTACGCTGCAGCTTCTGCGGGAGCTGAACTCGCAGTTGCACGCGACGCAGTAGAGCGGCGAGCCTTCTTGGCCTTCTTCGCTTTCGCCTTCTTGGCCGGCTTGGCGCGGGTGAGCGGCTCGATCTTCGGCAACACCGGGTCCTTTTGCTTGAGGTCGGTGACCGAGACTGATCCGATTTTCACCTTCTGCTCATTGCGGACGAGGCCGCGCAAAGCAGTACCGAGGTTCATGGACGCCATGCCCGGATTTCCACCTTTGCTGATGCCCTTGACGTCATTGGCCTTCGCCACGTCATTGAGGCTGCCACCATTGGCGATGTGCAGTGCCAGCGCACGGTGGACGGCGTCGCCGTTACCACGTGAGGTGCGGATTTTGCCGGTTTCTCTGTCGCGAATACGGATTACGCCGTACTCGTAGTCTGCAGTCTTCAGTTGAACTTTCTTAGCCATAGTGTCTCTCCTTTGTCACTCGTTGTTAAAGCACATCCTGTGCTGGTAGTCAAGCGCCGGCCGGTTAATTCCAGCCGGCGCCTATTCATTACGCTACGTTCCAGTCGATTTCGGCCTTCTTGCGAATTTTGGCGCGCAGCCGGTTCGCAACGTTCATGCGGGCCATGCCGTGATTGAGCGAGCCGTAAGCCGGGACCCAGCAATCGTTCGCCTTGGCGAACTTCACGAAGCGGGCGAAATCGAACTTCGCCTTCTTGGTGTCCGGATCGATCTTGGTCATGAACTCCTTGCGGATTTGCTGAGTGAGCGAGTCGCCGCAGGTGTGGCGGTGCGGCTGGTACTTTTTGCGGTACTTCGGCTTCACGATTGACTTGCCCTGTTCGGCGTCGGACTCATCGCCTTCGTCGCCGGCCTCTTCGCCGTCGAACTCGCCGTCCTCGTCGCCCTCGTCGGCGTCAACCGACTTGCGAGCCTTCGCCGGCTTGCGGATGCGCTTCGGGGCAGTGCCGCCATTCAGCTCGCGCAGTGCAGTCTCAAGGGCTTCCTTGGGGTCTGTATGACGGGCGAGGGTGACGCCATTGCGGATCGCGTTGACCATGTCGCCGTCGATGACCAGCTCGATGCCGGCACGGACTGCGCGCTTGGTGGTGTTGTGGTGAATTTTCATTTCCAGCTCCTATGTCAAAGCGCGTTATTGCGCCAGTGGTGAAGTTATAGCACATTCCGGAGAGGGTGTCAAGTGTTCCTTGCAGTTGATACTGTGACAGGGTGTCGCAATCTCAGTTAAGCACGGCTGGCGCCGGGCGTCAAGCACTGCGAGCCATTCAGCCATCGTCTTTGTGCCCTTGCTACTGTTGCAGGGTGAACAAAACAGCTGAAGATTGGCTGGCCAGTTCGATCCACCGCGCGATAGTGGAATTTTGTGTTCAACAGTGCAGCTAACTTCAAGCGAGGTGCTGCAATGCGGTGCCGCGCAAACGCCGTTCTGCTCATTCCACAATCGCTGAATGTCGACTGCAGTGAAATGGCCGGGTGCACCTCGTTTTCTAGCATGATAAGCATGATGGAGGGCGATTGTACGCTCCTTATTGTTTTGGCGCCAAGCATGCATAACAGCAGCTACGTGTTTTTTATTGGCTTGATGCCAACGATGGGTTCTGCCAGCTCTGCATTCTTTGTCTTGCTTGATGTACTGGCACCTTGGACAGTGGCAGTTAGCAACTTGCCGCTCGCCCTTCAGCTCCGGATGCTTGGTGCACGGCTTGCCGAAATAGCGCGTCAATCCGTTCGCCTTGGCCTGCTGGCGAGTTGGCACTATTTCGATGGCCATTTGACTACGTAACCCTTGCGAACTTTTGCCCTGAGGCGATTTACCGCATTCATACGGCGTAATCCTGCGTTAAGTGCGTCGTATTTGTCGTCCCAGCAACCGTTCGCCTGTGCGAACTTTTTGAACTCCGCGCCCAGCGGAATGCTGGCGACTTTTACGCCCAGCTCGTCAACCGGCGCCTTCGCTCTGGCCGGCGCCTGCTTCGGCGTCGAGCCGTTAAGAACTAGGCCGCTTTCGCGCTTGGCCGGCGCTTCGCCGTTCGCCACCCACTTGCCGGTGCGGGTGTCCCAGCGATAGGGACGCAGCTTGAAGTCTGCCGGCAGGGCGCCGTACTTCTTACCCTTCGGTACGATGGACTTGAGGCGTTGAATTTTCGCGTCAGTCTTTGCCTGCTTGCTGGCGTTCCACTCTTCGAGGCTCATTCCCTTCGGCTTGCCCCAAGTGTCATTGGCCGGATCGTACGCCGGCATCGGAATGACGCGCCGGCCCAGTTCGTCAGTTGACGGGGCGGTGCGCTTGGGCTGCGACTTCGGGTCACGGCGCAGGAAGGCGGGGATCGTCAGGTCGAGGTCGTCTTTCGTCATCGTTCAGCTCCTATGTCAAAACGCAATTAAAGCACAGCTTGAGGGTCCTGTCAAGTACCCTGAATTGGCGGGAGTTGTTTAAGGTCGCTCCCTCGACCAAGGCTTGCAGGTGTCGGTGCACCTGCCGTTCGGGTCCTTGAAACCTCCGCACGCTGCCGTATTCGTGCTGCGTTCGCCTACCGAATGAACAGTAAAGCACAGGCCGAACCAGCTGTCAATTCAACCTGACTATGCACGGTGAACATTGCCGGCGAACCTCATTTCATTTACCAGAGTTCGCGCCAAAGCCTCTTCCTGCGTGCATGCTCTTCTTCGTGACAATCCGCGCACAGCACCTGAGCGTTGAACAGACTAGCATCTGCCGGATCGCCTATGTGATGAAGTTGAAGAAAGTTCGTACCACTGCAACGTTCACAACGATATTTGGCGCGCGTGAAGGCTGCCTGACGCACATGCTGGCTGAACTCCCTCCGCATCAGAACATGCTCCACACCAGATAGCCGAGTCCGTAGGCAAGCAGTCCTGACCAGATTACGGTCAGGATCAGCCCGATGCCGATTGCACTTCCAATCAACGCGTTGACTGCAGCCTTCATATTATCCTCGCGTCGTGTGCCAGACCAGTTCACCGGCGCGCGTGTCGATGGTAAACGGCGCGATGCCATTAATGATCGGAAAGCCAAGCAACGGTGAGCCATCCGTCACTACTGCTTCAACATTACGGATGACGTGACTGCCGATGCGCAGCTCGCGGATACGGATTGCTTTCTGTTTGCTTTTGCTACCGTCAGCCAGCGTGACCATGATATCTTCAATCTGGATGGCATTGCTGTTTCTGATCAGCATGCTGGCGAAACTGGGCGGCACCTGTGCACCCATGGCGCCAGTATCGATCAGCATGCGGATCGGCATTCCGCCGAGCAGCACGTCTACGTGAATTGACATACCACCAGCGGACACGATGATCGGCACGCTATCCTTGCTGCTGGGACGACTGGCAGTCGATGCCGGCGGTTGCTGGGTCGGTGCCGGTTCCGGTGGTGTTTGTGCCGGCGGCTGTGCGTAAGGTTGCGTATCCAGCTGGGCAGTCGGCGTCGGCAGTTGCTTGCGCACCGTGCAGCGTGAATACGACTGCATTACCAGTGCATTGCCACGCTTGCTGTCATACATCCATTCATGGTAGAACATTTCGTTCGTCGTCTTGTTCTGCTTGACTTCACCAATCATGAATAACCACGGCTGGCGCAGTAAATTGCCGCGCCATTGCGTTTTACGATCAGTAGCAGACGCGTCAGTCATGCCGTACTGGGCCTGACGCGATACGATGGCGCCAGAACGCAGCTGATGAAATACGCGCCAGCTGTGGTCGTCCCATGAATGTTCGACTGCGGTAGCAACAACCGGGTTGGGATCATTGGTATCGGCGCCGAACAACATCTGCGGTGCTTCGCACTGCAGTTGGACGCTCATGGCGTGCGCACTGCCGGCAAACGCTAGCAATGTAGCCGCTGTCGGGAGGAACTTGTTCATGCGCCACCTGTCGGGGTCGGCAGCTTGCTGGGCTGGGTTGGCTGGGTGTCCGGCTGTGCGCCGAACGGCTGGGTGCTGACTTCCGGCTGTCTGCCGTAGGGCTGGGTCGATGGGCCGGGCAGTCGCTTGGCGCATTCCAGCAACACTGCCTGCATTTCGCGCGAACCAGTCATATCAATGACCCACGTCTTCTCAGTGCCGCCGGGAAACTCAATTAGCATCTTGTCGGCATGAGCAAAGCCTTCGAAAAACTCGCCCAGTTCTTCCGGCCCGATGCGAACTTTTAGTTCGCCAAGCGCAAAGCCCTTGCCGCGCAGCATGGTACCAATGGCCTCAGCCGTACCAGCCTGCTCCTTGTCGAACCAGACATTCACAGTGGCTTTTGTTCCTTCCGGAATTTGCCAGCCATCCTTGAATATGTCGATGGTCAGGTTCTTGCTACCACCGAACAGCTTGAGGTAGACCACTTGCGTAGCGGGATTGCCGGTGCGCAGACCGCATACCGGCACGTTGCCGGTCGTGTTTTCCTGTGCGGTCAGATAGTAGGCGGTCCATGA